AAAAAACTTTATCAAACTTGTCATTTGTTCAAGCAGTTTAACAACATGTATTTAACACATTTTAAACAGTTGTTTAAATTTGCAACTGCTAAAAATGGATTACCAGGATTTGGAAATGTATCGCAAGAAGATTTGATGCGTAGAGATGCTATTGCTATTAGATTACGTAACTGGAAATTGATAAACATTCTCAATCCAGAAATTATGTCAATGAGTAACGCTAGCTGTAAAATATTCTGCGTTCCTTATACAAATAAATCTGAATGGACATTCATTCAGAAAATTAATGTAAATAATTTATTTAACTTGCAGTAACAAGTGATGTACTTGGTACATTATGAATAACGCTACCTTCTGGATTACTAGCGTTACCTTTTACTATAACTACATCATAGAGCTGAACACCTTGAATTTCAGGTCCAACTTTTACGATTTTATAACTACAATTGTCCTTAATAATGTTACTTTTTACAATTGCATCAAGTTTCAACTCTGTAGATAAAGGCATTTCTGTTTTAACGACTACATCTTTTTGTAATTGTTTAGCATTTAATGCAGCAGTAGTTAACACTTTAGATATCCAATCAGGACATTTCTTATCTTTTACGACTGACTTACACGCATTGAACAATATATCACGTTGATTTCTAATAATTTCAATATCTTCCATAATTATTATTTATTACGATATAATACAATCCTTTCTTTTCTTATCTGACGATATAAAATATAAATAAAAATTTTGAACTGAGAAAGTTGCAGTTTTAACAAAAAATCACCGAATTTCTTCGGTGATTATCATTTATACGGAGATTAAAATGTAATGCTTAGAAGTTCTTGTTACGTAGTTCTAACTTCTTAGCTTCAATCAATTTACGAATCTTAGCTTTAACTATATTCATGAAGTCTTCATCTAGGTCGTAAAGTTTTTCGTTAACAGCTTTACCAATGAGTGAACCGCTGTTGCTGTTCAATAGCTTACCTTTCTTCATATGGAAGTTGTAAGCTTCTGACTTAGTGTTATCAGATTCGTCTTCGCCGAAATCTTCATCAGAACCTTCGTTTGAATTTTCATTGCCAAGGTCGCCTTCACCACCTTCGCTAGAACCTTCACCGCCTTCAGTTCCTTCGCCGCCTTCTGGATTGTCGCTGATTTCACCTTCGCCGCCTTCACCACCAAGGTCACCACCTAAATCGCCTCCACCTAGGTCGCCGCCTTCAGAACCACCGCCTAAGTCTCCGCCAAGATCACCACCTAATTCGTCACCACCTTCAGTTCCTTCTGCATTTTCACCAGAATTATCAACCTTGTCAGTCAAAGCTTCAATCTTTGTCGTAAGAGTTGCGATAGCATCTTTCAACTGATCCATTATATCTGCAGTACGTTCTGCAGTTTCCTGTTCAGCTTTCTTTTCTTCAGCTTTTTCGTCACCAGAATCCTTAATGTCATCGTCATCAGACAATTCATCAAGCTTCAAGTCTGCTAAATCTTCTTCTTCAGTTTTATCAGCTTCAGCTTCTACTGAACCAATTTCATCTGACAAATCAACGTCGTTTTCATCATTAGGTGCGTCTAATGACAATTCGTCGTTATCATTTTCAGCAGGGAATGGATTTTCTTCATCACCTTCTTTAACGCCAGTGAACTTATCAGCAGTTAGTGCTTCTTCATTATCATCATCTAAGAAGCCTTCGTTAAGCTTTGCAGTATATTTTTTAAAAGTTTTAAGTCCCATAGTAATTCAATCTCCAATTATAATATTTATATCACGACTAGTGAATTGATGTGTAATAATCTTCTAATTCTTTAGAGTTAACATATTCTTTAAACGCAGATTCAATTTTCAAAGCTTCTTTAAATGATAATGCAGTAGACATCAAATATTTACGCATTTCTTCAAAAATCTGCTTAATAACTGCATCAGGTTTCTTCTTTGTAGATTCTTCGAATTTAATAATTACGTTACCTGGTAGCCAGTTATCGTGCAAAATTTTAACTGTTTCTGAACCAAGCTTTTTAGAAAGCCATTCAGATTTTTGGAATGCCTGTTTAAGTACAAAGTCAGTTTCAAGATCAACTGTGCGCATTCCTTTTTTCATTTTACCTACAACTAAGATATAGAACAAAGGATTCTTGTCTCTTGTACTTGTTAAAATGTCAGAATTTTTCTCAATATAGTTTAATAGTCCCATGTTTAACCCTTTTTCGTAGTAGACACATTACAATTATCATACTTGGCAGCAATTCTTTCGAGCGACAATGCCATATTATTTAATGTGTTCTTCATTTCTTTAATATCTGTTTTTATATCAATGTGTTCTGACTTAATAAAGTCAACGTCTTTTTGTAAAAGTTTCTTTTCTATTTCTACTTCATTTATAACTGTTTGTAAATCATCAACAGCAGATTTAGTGTGCGCTAATTCATTTTTTAAGTTTTTCATTCCAGATGTTAATGCCATAATTTCTGAATCACGAGATTCAGCAGTATTCTTTCGCTGATAATGAATAACAACATAAATTGTAATACATGCGAGTAACGCAACGATTGACAATGGCTCACCTTTCGAAATAATGTTTAAGACTGATTGTTCCATTATTGTTCACTGTTATATGTGTTAAAGTAAATCCAGTTTTGAGTATTTTTGCCAATAAACGAATCATAAGCACTAGAACGCATGTCAGGTTCGTATGACCAAACCATTGGAACGTTTCCAGAATTTGGAACACGACCAATAATCTGCATAATCAACTCAAAGTTTTGTAAATGACCACCTGATAATTCAGAAAGACTCTTAGTAATGTCATCTTTGCAGATATCCATCGAATTTTCTAATTCTTGGACTGCCTTCATTACTTTTTCATAATCTTCTGTATAACCAGAGAAAGCACTTGTTGCCAACTGCCATGGGAAAGCTTCTGTACCATCACCAACAATTGTTTCATTATCAACGTAATGTTTGTGATTTACGAATTGACCTGAAAGTTCAACCAAATCATCAGCTAAAATATCAGTCTTTGCAGATACTGCAGAAACAGAATTCCATAAGCCTGAATATGAACTAACAGCAGTATATGTTTGATTCCATAAGTAAGATGAAACTGCAACTTGAGCAGCAGAAGTAATAGCACTAACATCAATTTCTGAATTTATCAATGCGGAAAATGCGCTATATGTGCTATTCCAACGATAAACATCTTCTTCTGTTACACAAATGCAATTATCTGTCATTGGAGGAAAATGACACTCACATTCGGCCGGTTTTACACAAGCATGTTCAGCATCCGAATACCATTGCTGGTACGGAGGAAATGGCGAAGGTGGCATTGGTGGATGTGGGCGCATTTAAACTCCTGAATTATAAATCGTTTGTATAAACGTTTTAGCCTTACTTGATAGGAAGTGTCAAACGAATTTCGTCAGCAGTCTGACCAGCACCTTCAAAGAAATCAGTCATCTTTTCTTTCAAAGATTCTGCAACCTTGTCACGAATTGCATTCATATATTTCAACTTAACGTCATCATTCTTAAATGCTTCTTCGTCAATAAATTCTTCTGACAAATACTTAGCATAAGCATTTGCAATGTCTGCACCTAAATCGTGCATAGCCTGTTTACCGTTCTTGCTAGTCTTTTCGAAGTATGACTTGATGATATTGTAAACATCATCGTGTGAATTTGCATATTCTTCACGTTCCAATTCATCATCGAAAACGTCAGAACTGCTAAAATTATTTTCTTTTAAGAAACTCATGAATGTAGGCATAATAGTTAATCTCCTAATATAGTATTTATACTCTAATTTTCAAATGGATCGAAAATATCATTCGTAAAGTCGGATTTACGATAGATAGGCTCGTTAATGCTCTTTCCATTACGATATGGCGCATCTAATCCGTTCAATGAATTATTTATTGCTAACACATCGCCGGAAGTTGAGAAAGGTTTTCCTTTTTCTTTATCAACTAAGTCAGCGCTAACGACTTTAACTCCGTTTAGTTCAATATCTAAAGCTTCACCAAGAGATGCAATGTCAGTAACTTCTGGCATTTTATCTTTATTTTTCTGCATAATGTCAACATCTTCATGACTTGGCTTCCATACCTTGAGAATAAACTCAAACGTTATTGGTACAGATAAGAATGTGGAACCGTCAGAAAATGTTTTTACATTGACAATTTCATAGAACGTTTTATTCCACGGAAAATACATCAAGTCACCAATTTTTGGATAGTATTCTGCATATTTTGCAGTATTTGTCAAATAATCCAAAACAGAAGCTTCTTTGAAGTGTTGAATTGAGCATTGTAATTGAACCACGTCTGCATAATACATACCTTGAAGTTGATATTGTTTCTGCATTTGTGGAACTTCTGCTGTATAAACAGAAAGTTTGAATCTTCTTACAATGTTTTCTAACGCATCTTCTCCGTAAAGTTTATCACGTTTAGTCGAAATCTGTTTAATGTAGTACTCTACTTCGAAACCAAACTGATTATAGGCTTCTGAAGTCAATTCGCTCATCAATGCAGTTTCAGCAGCATAACAGTCCGAGTTCGGATCGAAATAGTGGTTCTGATTCCAATCATAACCTGCGATCGAACATCCTGTAGTGCTAAATATTCTAGCAAATTCTTGAGCAAAGTGAGTAGCCATCAATTATCTTTTCTTTTTAATTTTTTACAGAAGCTTTTGCAGTATTTGTAACACCTACATAAGGATCTTCAAGAACTCTTACTGGATCTACGCCTGCTTCTGCATCAGATGAACGCTTAATTGCTGGTTCAAGATCGTGAGTGTGATTATCACCTTCTGCGACAACATTACCATCAATGATTTGATGAATGTGTGCATAACCATCTGACGCAGGTCCTGTCCAACCAAAACCGTAAGAATTGACATAGTATGTGTGTCTATGTGCTTCAGTGTAAGGTGCTTGTGCTTTACAAGTTGTTGTATATCCATAGTCCTGGATATTTTCGTTTAAAGAAACTGATTCTTTTAATTCTTTTGTTACGTAATCTTTAAATTGCATAATTATTAACTCCAATAACGTTTTATATATTTATAGAAAGTGTCAAGAAAAATCCTTTGCTTTAGCAAAGTGATATGAATACAACTATGGATGACACGTTTGCTTCGCAAACTCTAAAAGTAGTGATTCATAGAATCAGGAACTGTTGTATAAAGAACAACTAACCGCTATAGAGAAGGTCCAGCCCTTTAGGACAGCGACGGGTTTCACTATATAAATATATAAAACGTATTATATATGATAGTTGACAATTATTATGATTTAAAGACAGTTAAATTAACTGATAGTTATGTAGTTTATATGCATAACTTGCAGCAGCGTAATGAGAAAAACAAGAAAGTTGCAGTTTCAAATGCGTGGGACAAAAGTGGTACTTTAACTGATGAATACAACTTTGAAAATGGTGCAGTAGACGATAGATTGTTAGAATTGTATACATGTACGAATGTAGATTTACCAGCTTACAAATATAAAGTTGAATCTCATCAAGTAGGCAATAATACTTTTAAAGTTATTTTGCCAGATTATTCGCAAAATCCAACTGTTACTTTAACTTTAGCAGAAACTAACGATTTTATGATCGAAAAGCTGCTAAAATTGATCATTCGTAGAAACATTGCAGATGGTGGCTCATACGATATGCAATACGTGGATAACGGTTGGATTGATGTTATTGCAGTAGATGTGTTATCAAATGATTTACACAATACAGTAATGCGTTATCAATTTGGTTTTTGCAGACTAGTTAATTATGAAGTTTATGAATTGAATTACGGTTCTGACGATTTACCAACTTACAGACTAACTTTTGCTTTCGAATCATATAAGAAAATTTACAATCCTAATATGTCAAGCTTGAATGATATTGTTAGCGATACAAGAAACGGATATGATAAAACAATCGATAGTTACAATTTGGTTAACAATCTTGTGAATACACAACAGAAAGGCGAAGAAACTATTGCTAAGAAAAATGAACAAACTACTATTAAAGCAGATAAACCACAAAATAAACCTATCGCTAAATCGTCTGTTCAAAAACCAAGTGTTGCTAAAACTGGTGCGGCAGCAGATCAACGTAAAGACCCAGCAATAGCTCCACAACAATGGAATAACAAGAATTATGACTACTCGATTGATTTTTCTAATCCTCAATTTTCTCAAAATCAATCAAACCCGCAACACCACCAAATGCAATAGATACAATGTTTGGAAATTATCAATAAGGACTCATTATGGCAGCATTTATTGGAAGCAACGTTCATTATATGGCTATGACATCACCTATTACACCTCATCAAGTTTGGCGTTTTGGTGTGCGTTTTTATTTGTCTTATGATGGTTCTGAAAATGACTCTTTGGAAATTTTACCAGAAGAGCTAATTTCCACACAACTTCCTACTTTTAAAGATACAGTTTCGACAAGAAACTTTATGAACTCACGTCGTTCATACAATACTGGTAGAGACACTACTGGTACAATTACAATGCGTTTCAATACACATCCAATGTATAACCCATTGTTTAATGTCTTGAATATGATGTACATGGACCCAAATACAGGTTCACAATTGTTTACACGTGCATATTTGGACAAATATCGTCAATTCGATAAAGTCGAAATTACTTTACTTTCTAGTGATGCAAGTAATGCTGTTCAGAAACAGTTAACTCTTCAAAACGTTCATGTTGTTGATTTAAGTGCAGATGAACTAAACTATGAAAGTAACAGCAAACTTACTGTTACTTTACAGTTACATTACGATTTATATTATTGGTCGATTATTGACCACAAGATTTAATATCCTCTTGTAGTAGCTTTTCTATTCAAATAATCGCTATAGCCATTCATGCGGTTTGGCTGAGCTTTTGGTGTATACGTTTCTACGAAATCTCTAGCTGCACCTTCTGACATAGGAGCAGGAGAACGATTCATAGTCGTATTATCAACAAAGTCTTCATCCAAATCTGGCAATTCATGCAAGTCGTTAATATTTTCTGCGTAATTTATCATTTCTTCCTGAGAAGCTTCTCTAGGTTGAGAAAGATACTTAGCAAGATATTCATCGTATGTGCTAGTTGTCAAATACTGATATGAAAATACAACGTCTCTATCAATTAAAGTATCGTCATTGTAGTTCAATTCAATACTTCCAAAGTTTTTAATCCAACACTTATGATAATGATAAATGTATTGCGGATGATTCCTTTTGTTATCACCAAATGCATGAGCATCACATGGTCTATACAGCTTCAACACGATATCAAATAAGTATTTGTTAGTTTTTGAAAGCTTATTGAATTCTCCATCAGGAATTTCACCTGCTGTATCTGTATTAAGTACTGCAGCATTCAATTTATACGCAGGAGATTCATCATCTAAAGGCGCATGTGTCACGATTAAGTCTGTATCATTCAAAATTGCTGTTCTCATCTCATTTGTATCTACTACATCAACAATTTCATAAGTTGGAAAACTTGGCACAAAACTGCCATATTTTAGCAGCTTTACTAACAATCTCGTAACCTGATATTCCTCATTTTCAGCAAAAGTGACGTTTAAATCGCCGTGTGTTTGGCTCATTTTAGTAAAGAAAGGATGAGATAAACCAAGATAATTTAACTTCTGAATGTTTACAGTCTTTTCATTTGCAGTAATAGTTTGAATTGCTTTTGTCAACAGTTTAAGTTCTGTCAAATTTACAAATGAAGTTACTGTTTTTGTACAAGGAATGAAATCAACTGAGAAAGACCATTCAGGAACTGCATTAACACCATAATGAGTATTGCTAAAGATATGATTTATCTGTGGTTCACTCGCCATAGCAGTCATATATGCAGCAATATCATCAGCAGTATTGTCATTGATAGGATTCTTTGAGAATACTGACTCAACATCTACATCACCAGACTTGCTAGATTTTGCTTTAGAAAGTTGTTCTTCTAAACCATCACCATCACCTTCGCCAGAGCCTAAGCCATTTCCAGTTCCATTGCCGCCTTTACCAATGCCAGAACCAGAATCAGATTCGCCAATTCCTTCTAGATTGTCTACTTCACCACCTGTTCCAGAACCACGATAAGAAGTTACAGTCTTATCGTCATACTTTTTCATTCCAGCATTTTGAATAGCATGATCACTACCTACAAATGAGTGAATTTGCATTTCATTTGTAATTGCGACCATTGTCTTATAAGCTTCAATAGATTCATCAGACATATTACTTGTATCTACTTCGCCGGAATCATCTTGACCATATTGGTCTTTTAAATCTTCTTGAAAGCTTTTAACCCAATCTGGTGTACCTTCTGATTGATTTGCTGCTTGTTCAAATGAAATTTCAGTAGTTCCAGTTTCTTTAGCGAATGTTGCAGCTGCTTCTTGGAATTTGTTTTGTGCTTCTGCATAATTTTCACGATACCAGTTCAAGTCTTCTTGAGCTTGTTTAGAATTATTTGCAATAGTATTTAGCGCATCGCTAATAACAGCATTATACTCATCTGCATTGTTTGAACTTTCTTCTGCAAGATTACCATAAAAGAAGTCAGTAGCGTTAATAGAAGTTCCATCTTCTAATGTTGCAAGTTGTGCATCTGCATCAAGAATTCTATTTGCACGCTGTTCTACTGCAGCTACCAAATTTGCATTATAGTCACCACCATCAGTGTTTTGAATTTGATGTTGTAAAGTAAGTAACTGCACATAGCCTAATGACTGTACGCCTGCTTCAATTGCTGCTGCTTCATATTGTTGTTCTGCCATATTTACCTACTTTACGAACGTTCTAAGTTTACGTTATAAACATCTCTATGTGTAACAAGAGTAAGAGGATTTGATGCTTCTGCAGCAGCAATCATTTCTTCCTGACTTGCTTCAAGTAATGGATCATCAAGTCCATCATTCCATCCACCATAACGCAACAAGTATTCCTCGTATGTCATTTCTTCAAAATATTGATACATAAAAGATGCGCCAATATCAATTGGTTTATCGGAATTGTAATCTAATTTAAATTGTTTTACGCTTGCTACATCACATCCTTTGAAGAAATATACGAATGTCGGATATTCATTCTTCTTTGTATCTCCAAGTGCTTTAGTATCTGCTGCTCTATAAAGTTTAACAAGAATGTTGAATTCATGTGCATAATTTTCAATGAACTTTCTATATGCAGCAATTGCAGAATTCATCATGTCAATATTGTCAGCATATTGCTTAATATCAGTATTTTGAGTATTTGCTAGATAGTTTGCAATAATTGTGCTATCAAATTCATAGAACATATCATTACGAGCATACTTTAACAATTGTTCTAGAATTTCACTAATAATAAAACTTTCTGTTTCTGCAAATGTAAATGACAATTCGCCAGAAGTTTTAGCTCTTGCTGGTAATTCTACTGAAAGTCCTTTATAGTTAGAAACAGTAGAAGTCATTTCACGAGCAGGTAGAGTTAATGAAATTACAGATTTTGTTAAGAACTTTGATAAAGTATATACATCAATTGTCTTAATCGAATTAAGCAATTCTGCAGTTGGAATAAAATCAACTGAATATGCCCAATGCGGTACTGCCGGAATTCTATAAAATGTATTGCTAAAGATATGATTTATCGCAACATCATCGTTTAAATCTTCAACGTATTTGCTAATTGCGGGATCATCATAACTTGCTTGTAAGTTTCTACTGTCAATATTAGCATCTGCAAATACATCAAAATCATCATTCACTGTTGCAGCAGCATTATTATCAAGTTTTGTATCTGCGGCTTTTGGCACATTTACTTTTGCATTATTTAATGCATCTTGAGTTGATTCTTCTAGAGCATTATCAAACTTGTATGTCATGTAACCGGCGTCAGGTGAACTAGCGCCGTCTTTATCATGTTCAGTAGAATAAAGATATTTTGCATTAGGACTTAAATCGTCTTTAACTGAACGATTATCATCGTCTCTTGCCCAACGTGTAATAGCTTTAACATCTTCGATTGTTAAATTTTCTGTATCTTCTGCTATGTTTTTTAGTGCATTAAATGTTCCAAGCTTTCTTTCAGTTTCAGCACCCTGTTCTGAAATGAACATTTCAAAATGTTCAGGATCCACATCAGGTGCAGTTAATTCTACACCTGCTGCTTCACCAGTCTTTTCATAATACAGTTCATCGTCATGACTATAAGTTGCACCATCATTAATCGCTTTCAAGTTAGCAATTTGCAAATTATTGTCAGAAATTGATTCTTTTAATTGATCGTATGTATAATCGGCCATTACTTAGTATTTATGACCCTGCTCTTGGATTATAATTTTTCTCTAAATCTATCACGTCATATTCGTATTTGCTAGAATCTTTATATGCTTGCCAAGCAGTACGCCAATTATCTTGAATAGCATCAGATGTGTAATTTAGCTTACCAGCGTTGTCTTTCGAAATAATTACGACGTGACCAAATTCATTTTCGCCAGTTTTATCTTTCATTCTAACGATAAATGATTGACCATTTTGCAAATTATTCTTAGCAATATCAATATCAGTAAATGACTGATTTTTCTTTGTATTACTGTCGATATTTTCGACATTTTTACCCCAAGAGTTACCATTACCCATTGGAGTGTATGCAGCAGTTTGGTCACCTTGTAAAGTTCTAAGTAATGCATAAGACCAAGAAACGCCAGCTGCACAAACATGCTGAGCTTGATCTGTAAAGAATTCTTTACCATCTTGCGCAAGAGGTTTTGCACTACGCACCCATTCGCCAATTGTTGCCAATGTAGGTGTCATGTACTTTTCACCTTTTTGTTTTGCCCATTCTTTATATTGTGTTGCCAAATCTGCAAAATTACTATTCTTAAAGCGTTTATAAGCATCATTTGATGCACGTTCAATAAAGTTACCAAGTGATTTAACAAGATTCTTAGAATTTTCCCAGAATTTTTCAAGTAATTCTGTAACATTTACTACACTTGGTTCAGTTGCTGTAACTGCACTTGTATCAACTGCGTAAGTTAACACTGGAACTGACAAAAACGTCAATTTCAAAGTAGCAGCAGAAGGACTTTCGCTATTTCTATTGTAATTTGGTTCAGTATTTTCAATTAACTTGCAGTAGTAATATTTAACTGCAGTTGTATTATAGTTTGCTCTTTGCGCAGATTTAGTGTTAGGACGTGTTAAATCCAAATTGTAAGTATCGTATTCGTATAAACGAATGAAGATACCTGCATGAACGTTAGTCCATACAGGAATCTCTTTAGGTGTGACTAAATTTCCGCTTAAAGCTGCTAATAATTTGAAGGAAATTAGACAATCATCTGTATCTTCAAACGTTACTGTCAATCTAATATCGTTAGTATCGTAAATCGGAATTGGAAAATCGAAATGACCATAGTTCTTGATATTAGGAGTAATAGAGAACTTTGGTTGAGTTACAGTTACTACTGATTGTCTAATACGCAGTAAATCTTCTTCAGTTAATACACCTGTAGCCATAGGCTGATAAACGCCATTTATTTTTGACTTTTCTGACAATAAGCAAACGTCAGAAAATGCTACATCAAATGCCCATTGCGATGCAGGTCTATAATTGTAAAAATCATTTACTGCTAACTTCATAAATTATTCTTTATCTTCTTCTGTTTCTGTAGTATTTTTGTTTAAAGCATCAATTGCATCACGTGCCTTATCATTTTCAGCAGCCTTATCGGCAATATCAGCCTTATTCTGGTCACGGTAAAGAATAATTGGTTGCTTAATCTTCAAGTCAATGTAGTTTTTCAACTTAATATCCAAAGGTTCTTCAACTTTGTTAATCAATTCCATTGCGCTTTCAGGATCATCGAAAGCAACATCTTCCATCTTCAATTTCTTACCATTTCCAATCAATGTAAGAGCTTTTTCAATCTGATCAAATCCTTTTAATTCTTCTTCAGATGCAGTAGAACGAACTGCAGCAATTGATTTGAATAGTGAATTAAAGTCATAAATGGATTCAGCAGCTGGTTTTGCAGGAAGTGTAGCATTGTCAATATCTTTAATTCCGCTAGTTGCGTCAGGATCGTCTTCATGACCTTCCAAATCTAATTCTTTCAATTTCTTGTCTTCTTCAGATTCTTCTTCATCATCGTCATTTGTTTCTGCGTTATCAAAGCCTGCATCATCTCCACTTGGACCGCCCATTGGAGGACCTCCCATAGGATCGCCTCCCATATCACCACCCATATCACCATCCAGTGGGTCAGCAGCCATAGGATCTTCGGCTTCAAAAATGTTAATTTTACCAACATTGAGAACTTTATCAAAGTTCACTGGTTTAACATTTTCACTTAAGTATTCGTCTATAGTTTTCATCTAGTTTAACCTCTTCGAAAAAATTATCAATGCGTTCTAAAATTGCATTCTTATTCATGTGAATTGTGTCTGAATTTGTTAAGTAATCAAAGAATCGCTTAGCAATTTTAGAATTCTGCTTGGTTAGCATAATACCCAATGCAAACTTATTCTCTGTTAATATATATTCGCAAAGCATTTCTAGTGTATCTTTATACAATTCTTCTGCATGTGCAATACAATTTTCAGACAGTTTTGCCTTTTCTTTCGAGAAGAATCCGTCAAAGAATTCATCTCGATGCAACATTTTGTAATAACTTGAAAATTTCATATTAACTTAAATCAAATTTTGGTAAATCTTCTTCTGCAGTAACTTCATTCTTCAAATCCAGCGATTTAAGCATGTTCAGCATTTCATTAGAAGTAAAATTGTATGTGTTATTTATTTGCGTTAATGCTGGTACATTTCCGTTATTTGCTTTCGAAATTAACGCATTCTTGCGTTCTGCTATTGCTTCTTTACGCAAATTCTCATCAGATTCTTTAACTTGATAATCGGTAATAGTCTGGTCAAGTTTAGCCAAAGACATCAAGTTTGTAGAAACTGTATTAGATAAAGTTGCAAATACTTCATACATTCTTGGAGGAGCACCCAATTTACATTGTTCGCTGAGTGTTTCAAGAACTGATCTATTGATTTCAATCAAAGATTGCAATTCTGCTCTAATATATTCTTTATCTTCAAGGGTATACTTTTGTTCAGATATACTTGTTTTAATTTCATTTATACGTAACGATGTATCTTCTACCTGTTGTTCAGATAGTTCAATATCGAAAGTATTTGCTAATGTTTCATTAATTGACATAAATCACACCTTTTAATAAATTCACATAAGTTATTTATAGAACTGCGCCAAGAAAAATTCCATGCTTTAGCAGAGTGCTAGACTTCATATTACAAAAACTACTAAAGCAGTAGTTTTGTTTAAAAAATGTGATAAAATGTTAATTTTCTATGACTTTATAGCCATATTTTCCACCAAAAAATCGACCTGCATTTTCTGCATCCATCTTATTTTCAAATTTTTTGGCTTTGTTTATATCAGACGTGAATTCAGGAATTTCAATCGTACAAGAAATTCTATCATCGAGATACAATGATTTCAAATATGTAACACCATAAGGAAAATCAAAACTCAACTTATACATACTTACCTTTGCTTCAAAAATACTTCCATCATTACAAATCCAATCAAGTAAAGAATACCAAGAATGATAAATAATGTGCTTGTTGTAAAGAAATTTGCTAACAGAATCGAGAAAATGCCTGCGCATCCCCATCCTGTAAGTGTTATAGCATGAACAGTTGAAACCGAAGAATCTCCAAAGTATTTACTCAATAAAGATGGCAAAGTCGAAAAATTACCACCGTATGCAAGTTCACAAAGGAAGATACCAATTAGTGATAAAACAGGATTTCCCGTAAAGCAGAATAATGCTGCTAAAATTCCGAATGAGCAAATGAAATGATAAACTGCTTTTCTTCCTTTGTAATCAGACAAAGTAGAAAATCCGAATCTACCAAGAATGTTCATAATTGCAGTAATAGCAAGAATCAAAGCAATATCGGTAAATCCAAGACCAAGCAACAATCCTTTTTCCTGTGAAATAATAGCAAGACCACAAGAAATGTTAATGCAGAACATCAACCAAACTGAAATGTAGCTCATTGTCAAGAATTTAGTTTTAAGCAAATTCTTGATAGGAATAGCAGTATATATAGTTGAAACGTAGCGCGGATCTGGTTTGAATAAACAGTTTGATAACACTAAAATAACTGCGAATAAACAACCTATTAACAAGAATGTAACAGGTAAAGAACAATTTGCTAACAAATATTCGTAAATCGGAGCAGCAACGAACTTACCAAGACCGAATCCAGAAATAGCTAAACCACTAGCCATTCCCTTATGATCTTCATAAGCAGACATCAATTGTTTAATCGGTGAAACATAGCCAATACCTGTTCCTGTACCCATAATAGCACAAGACAGATAATAAAGTGGCAAGAATTGAGTTGCAGTAGACAAACTCAAACCAAGAACACCTAATACAAACAAGATAGATGCTATTATCGCCATCTTCTTAGGATTCAATTCTACTTGTCTTCCAAAGATAGCAGCGCCAAATCCTAGACAGAATATAATAAGTGTAAAACCAATATCTGCTGCAAACTTTGTAATATCAAAGCATTGCATGATATTGGCGGAATATTGAGAGAAATTATAAACTGTACCAAGACACATCGGTAAAAATACGCCTGGTACCAAGATATTAAAGAAACGATTTTTCATGTTATATTTATTTGGCTCGCTTGAATATTAGTGCAGCTTAAATTAGTTCGATAAAACCATATACGTATACAAAATCACAGTATGATTTCGCCTGGATAGTCTTGTAATTTTTCTTTCATCTTTTGTAAAGTTTCGTCAGGCACTTTATGAACGTTTTGATAATTGCCTGTAAGTCTTTGAATAGAAATGTATGCGCCTGCAGCTTTACCAATTTCGACATAAGTATCAACTTCTGCTTTTGTTAAGCTTGTATTTGCAACAATAACAAAATCGCTTGTATTCAAAGCATTACGAACTTTATCTTGACACCACTTATGAGCAACACCAACTAAACTAGGCTTCCAATCGTATGTGCCATCTGGCTTTGTGAAAAACATATCTGCTTCGAAATGAGTAACAGTCTTGTTTTCCTTGATGTAATACTGCATTAACTCACGTGCATAAGTTGTTTTTCCTGAACCAGGAATACCTCTTAAAATAATTAGCTTTTTCATAGTTTCTCGAATAAAAGTATAGAAGTTGAATTTTCAAAAGCAGTATCACCATGTTCTACAAGAATATCATGAACGATAAGCTTAAGTTCGTTACCTAGTTCTACACCAGTCTTATCTGTATTGATAATCTTAGTGTAATAAGTGTTGCTAGATAGACTATACGCAACTCTGATTGTAATCAAATAACAATTCATATTAGTCCCTTTGCGGCATTGTATCAGTAAATGCGATAACAGAATCTTTCTTAATAATCGTCAGAATTTCATTATCAGGATAATACTTAAGAGCTTCATTCAATAAGCGTTCTGCTTGATCGTAAGAAGAATACCAACATGAAGGTGCACCGCAAGAACAAGTACCTCTGCGATATACCAATTCTTGTCTATTTCTATTATAGACTGCGTATTGTGTATTCAGTGAAGTTTTGTCAAATTCAAAACCTGCGTCAAAAAAGGTAAACTTTGCCATGTTATTTCTTCTTATATGTTGTTACTTTGTCAATTTCATACCAGCCATCTGGTGTGTCTTTATAAGTAGTACGAATTTCACATTCACTGCTAAATTGAGTAAAGCCATCTGGTTTAACTTGAGTAGTTTTCATTTTATCAAGTTCGTCTAACAAATCGTCTTCAGAAACGCCATTATCACGTAATTCTTTCTTAGCGCATTCTTCACATAAATGTGTAATCCAACCATTAGTAGTCCAAATAACTCTATGTCCATATTGGTCACGAGGTTCTTTACCACAACGTGCGCAAATCCATCCAGAAAGTGCTTCAGCAATACTTTCTAAATGATCTTTAGTGCTGAATGAAGTGTAAATACGTAATTCACCAAACTTTTCTTTAACTTGAGAAAAGTGAAATTGTGATTTATCTTTTTTTGACCAAGAATTGTATGCCTTAAACAAACGAGGCAAATAACGATTCTTCCATAAGTCTTCCCAACCAGAACCGTCCCAATACTTGTACCAATTGTTTTCAATGTTTTCTGCATCAGTCTTGTTAACATCTTCTGGTACTGGTTTACAATAATAACGATGTTTCAAGAATTGGTACTTTTCTAAAAGTACTTTCATTTCTTCATCAGAGATAGGAAATTTAGGTTGATTGCTCATCTTTATTTACTATTGCGTTAAGCTTGTTTAATTGTTCTTGAGAAATAGAAACATTCGACGTACAAACTGACTTATATTGATCGTCTGTTTCAACAGATTGACATGTAATAGGTGGTATATTTAGTTCTTTAGGTAAATGATCCCAAAACGGATTAATCAATTTATCATTTATATTGATACGTTTTTCTCGACATGGAAACAAACCATAAGTAACCAAATCTTTGAATTCAGCAGGCGTGCATGTAATTTCAATGCCATTATACAGTAGTTTCATTTGCTTTACACTTTTTGTATTGTTCGATCAATTTGTTTGTCGGTTTAACAAATGTTGCCAACATGAAAGCGTCATAATATTCTCGCCAGATTTTATCTCGCTTCCAAAACCAAAACTTGTCTACAACGCGCATCACTTCAATGCATTTCATTGCTGTGCGTATGTCCCACATACTATCTGCTGCACGTTCATTACACCATTTTTTGAATTCTTTGTACTTCATTTGTTAATCCTTTCACTTTATGAAATATAATAAATTTTTCAAGATATGTATACAACAAATGCATGGATTTTTAATCCATGCATCATTTAATGTTTCTCAATTAAAGCTTGATATTTGCATATCGTTCACTGTCAAGGATCTTGACGATTGCCTGGTAAGGATCCAATTCGTTAGAAAGGACTGCCTTAATAACGTTAGTGGAGAAACCAGAGACAAGGCCAACACCTGCTGCATTTTCCTTCATAGGAATTGTACCGGTACGACTCATAACGTTCCAGAAGATCAACTTAGGAAGTTCGTAACCATGAGCCTTGAACTTAGTTTCAATTGTCTTGAACAAAGTAACGAACTCGCTTTCATGAGCGTTCCAACTCATAGTAGTTGCGTGATCGAATTCCATGTCGGACACAATTAATAAGGTAGGAATTTCTTCCTGCTTTAAGTTGTTCTGAACTGCAGTTTTCAACACCAAGTCGAAGGTTGCTTCGATATCAGTGTTAGAGCACTCATCGTATGGATGGCATACACGAAGCTTTTCCTGCAAAGTCTTACAATTGCTCAAGTCAACAAATTCTGGACGGCTAGAGAATGTAATGAACTTGTTCTTGAATTCACCAGTCTGACGTTCAGAGAAGTAGACAGCCAATGCAGTTGCTACTTCAAGTGCAGAAATAGAAGTTCCAGAGATAGTGCTAGTCATAGAGCCAGAACCATCACGAACAACCATGATATTGCTAGAAGCATCATTCAACGTGTTCTTCAAGTTAGCCCACAAAGCTTCAATTGCATCGTCCTTGCGCATTGGGCAACGACCATACTTATGAACTACATCGTGAGGGAAGTTAACGCCAGAGTTAATCTTAGCTTCTCCCTTAAGAACCTTTTCCAAGAACTCGCGACGACGTGTTTCATCGTGCTTTAAGAAAGCGTCCTTATAGATCAAGTTAGCCTTAGAAGGAACATGTTCGTAGTTAACAGAGTTCCATTCATTTGCACACATCTTGCTTTCAACAAGTTCCAACTTCTGACGAATACCAGACAAAGTCTTACGGTATTGACGTTCAGTCATTCCAAGTTGAGATGCAAACCAACGACCAAGTTCCTTAGTCTTTGGAGAAGAAGTGTTGATTGAAGGCATCCACTTTGCAAGCAAAGAAGGATGTTCGGCATTCTTATCAGAAACAAGCTGCTGCTTAATCGCTTTAACCATCTGATTTTCCAATGCAGTACCGCGAAGTACGAACATAGAATCAAAACGGTTGTATTCAGGAATGTACTTAATCAACTTATCAAAATTTTCGACAGCAGAAAGCCATTCAATCATTGCCTTGAATGAACGACGTTCGCCAAGGCCTTCACGAATATCACCTACATAGAATGCAAACTTAACTGCAAGGTTAGGATTTTCCGCATACACTTTAGCAAAGTCTGCCTTAATAGCCGATTCCGGCATATTACGATAAGACGAGATCTTGAAGAACATATCAACGATGTTCTTACCAGTTGTTACGTAGCCAACTGCACCATTTTCAGTAAGCTGAACTGCGTTAGAAAGTGTATTTGTAAGTGCGGAAGTAAAAGACATATATCATCTCCTCTAGATTTTTAATGTTTATTGCTGTTTAAATCTGATGTATATAATTTAATAAATTTTTGCAAAATTGTAAACGATTTAAGCATTATTTGTGATTTATTGGCTCTTGGTGGTGATCTTCTCACTTTCCAGGGCATTATCACAGCTAATGCAGTTGCTACTTCAAGTGCAGAAATAGAAGTGTTCTCCAATAGTAGTAGGCACGATGTCAGTCCATGCAACAACCTTAGCCCAGCATAAATCACTACTGCCTTGCATACCAAAGAAACCTCCATTGTCATCGCATACACATACTTGATAACTAGGTGAGCCTATAGGTTCTTCAGTATCTTTCGCGAATCTTTGTACCTTGCACAAGAACGTTTCCTTCTGATACTCATTAACGTTCGGTGCGTCACCGCAGTTTGTATACTTGTGCCAATGCATTTCATTTTTGAGTTCTCGTTTTATGGCAAGAAGCTCTCTGTACATTTGAAGATGACACAACATATTGTTTCTGTTAATGCAGTCAGAAGAAAGGATATACTCTATATTCTTAATTTCATTCTCAAGCCAGTGAATCTTCTGCTCTTCTGTCTGCAATTTATTTGCATTCATGTCTCGTGTTTCCATATTAGTTGTCCTATTCATCTGTATAGTCTACTATAATTTTACATGTTTTTATTTTTGATTTTATATCGCAAGATATAATAAAAAAGCACCTAGTGTGTAAACTAGGTGCTTTTATTTTTAGCGGAGTCGGGAGGATTCAAACCTCCGAAGCCATAATGGCAGCAGTTTTACATAGCATTTTATTGCAGTTCGTATCTTTATCAACAATTGCTCGACTTCCACATACCATTAGTTTAATCATAAATCAATTATCCTTGCAGAGGCCATTATTAGACATAAAGAAATAAATGAAAGCAATCCTGATACAATTGAAAGTAGTATTAAAGCGACACTATCAATTACACTACCATCTATAGGGTTAATAACTCCAATAAAAATTAGGAATGCAATCAGCCAATTGAGCCCAATACACATTGAGCATAATATTATCGCAAGTGCAGCAATAAATGGCTCAGTATGCTCTGGATTGCCTACTACTCTATTATGCATCATTCTTCCGGTAACATTCATCTGACCTGGAACACATGAATCTATCATTCTACTTTACCTCGTGTTTCAATTGTTTTAACATCACTGACTTCATTCCAATTCTTATCTATAATTTATTTTTCCGATTTTTTTGTATTATCGGGAAGTCAAATAGTTTCGATAAACTACCAAACTACTGTCATCTTCTCTTGGAACAGTTTAGTCACCTGATTTGACCCCACTATCAGGAAGGCAAATTGCCCGTGATGGGTTCGAACCACCGAATACTGCATTCAGAGTGCAGTGCCTTACCAACTTGGCGAACGGGCAAAAACATGATACTGTCGGTATACTTTCTGACGTATAGCCTAAGTATACCCGCTACAGCTTGTCTACTCTTACTTGACTAGCTAGTAGCCTGCTTTAGGTCAGTTAGCGTTTTCTCGCTAACGCTAGTCGATGTGATCGACGACTATCAAGTTTATTGTTAGCTTGCAAAACACCAAGTTAGTTCGTCTTGGAAACTAGTGCTTAGGCGTATGGGCTATCGGAAAGTTTTCCCGAGAGTTAGACTATGATCAGTATAACTAGTATTCCGTCATAGCCAAAGTGGCAATGTATTTCAATCACCAGCCATGTCCTCGTCAACCACGGCAATTCACCTTAAGTACAGTTATCATAAGTATTAAGTATTAATTTGCTGTAAGTATCATAGGCTAAATATTAAGAGTCGAACTTAATCCGGAGGATTCACAATCCTCTGTGCTACCGTTACACCATATTCAGCATAACAAGATGTTATTCATTTTGGTCCGGAGCCTGGATTCGAACCAGGGGCCTTCTGGCGTCTTATGCTTTCGCTGCGACAGCGTTCTAACCAACTGAACGTACTCTGGAAAGAGTTTTGCTGTTAACATCTTAAAAAGTTACTAGATACGTTTTCATACGTTGCTCTACCGATTGAGCTACAAGTTATCACAAGGATAACTCGGCAGGACTCGAACCTACGACACACGGGTTAGAAGCCAATGTGTATGCTGTTAGTATCTATTAAGCGACTAGTGGGATTTGAACCCACGTATCTGACTTGGCAAGCCAGCACACTAACCAGACTGTGTTATAGTCGCATAAGTATGTTTATTATGTTTTGACTAAACGTTCAAGTATATAGTTGCAAATTTTGTTATAACCAATTTCGTTTCCATCATACTCAACAAATGAAACATTTTGTTCGGTTAACATTTGTTTTAACGTTTTGTCAATTGCGATTGATTCTTCTTCTGTTTGATTTCTACCATTTGGATTGTAAGGCTTTACTCTCTTAAGTAGAATCTCGATCGAATTTTCTCGATAAACATCTGCTTCTTCAACACATGCATCACCGAGCTTTGGTTTGTTATTCAAATCGGCATAAACTTTTCCAAGTCTGATTGGACTATCAGTAACAATTACATCAACTTTTCCAAAACATCTAGAAATTCTAAATGCTTGTTTTCCAGAAATGTAGAACTGACATTTAAATGCCTCTTTGTTATTTTCCCAAACTTTGTCTTTTGCGAATTCTGTTACATATTCAGCATCAATACCGCATCATTTTCAACTTAGAAAAGATATATGCAGCACATGTTGATTTTCCTGTACCAGGACCGCCATACAAATTAACAATCATTGTATTTTTCATATTGAAAGTATAATTAAATTTTTTAAAGGTGTATACTAATTTTTTAAATATTTTCAAAAATTTCTTTTTGTTTGCTAAGGTTTTCGTTCAATCTCTCATTTTCATTAAGCAGGTTTTTAATATCGAGAACATGCGTATTCTTGGAGAATTTTTCATCAAATTCATCACAGTATTCTGTCAATCTTGAAATACTATCGTTAATGTTAATTACGTGTGTATCTTCTTCCTGTACGAGTTCTTCACGAGGAAATACTTCAACAATCGCATTAAAATATTTGTCGAACTTATCAACGTTGAATTTGATCGGCTCACCATTTTCATCGTAGTCGAAATATTCAGACATCACAAAATCAGAGAACTTTTCAATATTTTTCAGTTTGAGATATTTGTAAAGTCTAACATTGCAGAACGTATAGTCATGTTCATTAGTTCTAAACGTAATAGTTCCAATGACTGTATCACGATACGTTACATGCCAAATTGTACAAGAATTAACTTCTATAGCATGAATATCGAAATTCAATCTATTTAAGTTCAATCGAAGAAGATAGGAAGTTTGATTAAGATAATCAAACGTTTCCTTCTCCTCTTTCTTCATGCTTGTCTGTATCATTCGTGATTTGCTCTTCTTGTTTAACAGGATGAATTTTATCGAGAATTACTTCTGTTATTTCTGCATCCTGTTTATATCGTTCTTTGATAAACTCCAAAAGCTCTTTACGTACTTGTTCTTCATTTTCAGCATAACGCTTAAAAATAAGAGCTTGATTATCTATAACTGCAATACATTTCCAACGAGACATTTAATCCTCGCTTTTTCCGTGAATGTAACCAACTGCTACAGCAAGACCAAGCAAAATGCCAAATACGATCGAAGCAGACATTGGCAAACAATTATTTTCCATATTGCAGTAGTATGCCATAAGGAAATTACCGCCTGCACCAAGAAAGAAAATACAAAAATAATATAACCAAGACGACATATTTACTCCTTACAAGTAGTTTTCTTGAAAACGTAGTTGTGAGATTTTTCTGACATGTCGAATGTACGAACTTCAGTCGTATTCATCTTTCCATCTCGGAGACGAAGAACGCCAGTATTGAGTTCATTAATGTTAAAACCAACAAACGCTGCGCAATCGGATTCGTAAATCAACTTACCATTGTCATACATTTGTGCTTTTTCATTGCTTTTAAATTCAACTGACTGTAATTCACATCCAGTCATAGCAGCGGCAATTACGCCTAAGGCTAAGAATTTCTTCATTTATCTTCCTTGTTAGATTGTTCTTCGAGTTCAGCTTGTTGCTGACAGAGCATTTCAAAATCTTTAGGCGGAATATGAGATAATTGCGTAGCTATATTCTGTAAATTACCAAGAACGCAGCTTGCCATTGTTCTTTCTTCCAAAGAAGTTGAATTGTTGACTATCAATACGAGTCGTTTGTTAAAAGCGTTTAATTCTTCTAATGCAATCATGATTGTAATATAATAAATGACACCTGCTTTGTAAACAAGTGTCGAATAATAAAATCACAAAATATTCGAATTACTTAATGTCGAATTTGATAAATTCTGGTTCATTCTTTTCGACAGCAGGAATCTTAACAGTTAAAAGACCATTAGAAACCTTCGATTCTGCTTCCTTCAAGTTAAGTCTTGCTGGAACAAGAATCTTAGCGTAAAGTTTGTTTACGCCCTTGATTTTGTGAATAGAATAATCGCGTTTTTCTTCTGCAGCCTTTTCTTCGTCAGTAAGTTCTTTTTCAATTGACTTAATGATCAAGAACTGCTTATTATCTTCAATAACACCCTGAACATCAATGTCTTCACGAGATTTTCCAACAACTGCAAGTTCTACAGTGTTAGAACCATCTGTTTCATGAATGATATTTAGAGGAAGTGTAACTTTTTCTTCGACTTGCTTAATGCCAGAAAGCGCATTAAAGTCATCGATGATACTATTGAAAAAGAGATTTTCAAATTGCTTAAACATAATTTTACCTTGGACCTAACCGTGTCCATTGTTTCAAATCAAGACTCATACCACGTCCGTGTGTATTTGTCTTTAGTCAGTGAAACATCTGACTAAATTTTATGTTTTTCATGCCATTCGGCTGAATATGTGGGCCAATTATCACGAAACTCTTGTCCATGTTCTTTGATCCACTGCATTACAAATTCTTGACCAGGATCTCTTCCGAGTTTTTCACCTAGCAACCACTTAGCTACCTCAATAGCATCTGTTTGTGCTGCCATAAACTCTTTAAATTCTTCCTGGTTCATATAGTATTTATACGTTAATTAACTTCTTCTTGTTCGTAATAACTCAAATTATGTCTATTTGTAGTTCTTTCTACAAACCCATATTCTGAAATCATAGCTTCCTTTGTACATGCCGATAATGGAACTGTGACGGGTTGCATTGCGAAAATGTTCTTTTTACTATAAATAGTGACCATGTTGTTTGCATAATCATACGTAATAGTTGAACCGTCTTTGAACTTACATTCAGCCATATTCCATGATTGAATGTTATCAAGAACACCTTCAATGTTTCTAAAACGCCATAGCATAAATTTGTCTAAACTCATGTTACTTAAGTCCTATTTTAGTTTTGAAATTTCTATTCGCATTTTCTTGCTTTTGCTTTTCTTCTTGAACTCTTTCATCAAAAAATTCTCTCAAATCACGAAGACTATTTACATCCGTAATATCAAGAACTTCCTTTGGCAATAATGACTTTACAAATTCGTACATAGAACCTCTATTTAAATATAATAAAATTTGCATACTATGTACACGATTTTAATTTTCGAATTTATCGTATGCTATTTACAAAATTATACCAAGTTGTAACAATTCTTTGGAAGTTATGACTTTTACTCCAGCTTTCATCATGCATTCCCATTTAAGTTTTGCATTTGCTGTGCCTTTATCAGATCTATCGTATGGATTGATGAAATTGCAGTCTTTATCAAAGAAATGATCACCTTTTATTTCGACAAGTTGGCATTTATCTTCTCCTATAGCAAAATCAGGAATGTATACGTGTTCTTTACCTTCTACATCATTCCACTTCAATGTCTTTTCTGCTTGATAAGTGTATGGTATGTTGTGCTCTATTAAATACTGTTCGTATAAATATTCCCAACTACTATCATAAGTTTTTCCATTAGGTGCTTTAAACTTATGTAATCTATTTTTAACTATGTTTGAAATTTCTTCGTCAGTTAAATTTTCCCAATATGTTCTTATTCTTTCTTTGTATTCTTTTGTTTTTGCATAGTTGTCAACACCATAAATTTCTATGTTAGTTTGTTTCATCTTTCTAACACATCTTTGTTTTGTGCTGGGTGTTTACAACCATATTTTTCTAAACAAGTTTTGTATTGTCCGTTGTTCACGCAGTGTCTTAGATGCCCAGTTGTGCTTTACACTATATCTTTTAAGATTAGTAGCCTCTCGATGTTCTTTGGCTATCTTTTTAAATTCTGAGTTTTGCATGGTATGCTCTACTCCGTGATTTTTAAGCATAGTTTCAGAACGCTTATTTTTAATCTCCTCGGCTTGCCAGATATACTCCGTCCCGTAGTGCTCAAGAGATCTCTCCTTCATAATTTTGCGCCCTTCTTGACTTCCAACGAAGTAACCTCCGTCATACTTCTCATTCATAGTTTTTCGCCAAGCTTTAACTCCGCCAATACGCTGACAGTCTGAACAACAGTACTTTCTATATCCTTGATCTAGTCTACGGAATTCTGTCGCTCTACCACAATTTTTACAAATACCATCATTTTCGATTTTCAGATATTTGTCATAATAGCTCTTTTGATCTATTTCGTGATCTTTCTTTAAATGCCAAGTTAGTGAACGAAAATTCTTAAATTCTTCTTTACAGATTTTACACTCTACCACTAGTGACTCCTATATAAAAAATCGCAGTGCAACTATTGTGGTAGTCATTGCACTGCGAAAACGATTCATCGTTTAAGCTCTATTTGAACTTTCAAAGACTACCACATATTTGAATGTTCTTATAATTATTTATACAAGAACTAGTGGTAGTTATTGTCCATTTATGGACAATATAACATGCAAGGGTTATCTTTATGTATATCGAAACATTTCATATAAATGCCATGAGTAAGACAGTAATTATGCCAATCTTGTTTGATTTGAGGAAGATATTTTGTATCACATACGTGAACAATAGTCTTATTCTTATCTTCAGTTGTAATAATTACGCTTTCACTACAAGTACGTTGACAAACTTGAGAAAACTCATTGATATGCTTTAAGTACATATCAGTCAAACTAAAATGTACACGATAGTTAAGATGACCATTTTCCATGTTACTCAATGTAAGTTGAGGAAGCGGTGCAGTAATTTGCTTTTCCTTAGCAAACGCATCCCATTTCTGTTTGAAGTCTGCAGTATTAAACGGCTTACAGACAATATGAATACCATGTTTAGTTGGAACAGTAAAGAATTCTCTGTTTTGATAATATTCTAAATGTATTTTGTTCAAAGGTACAAGTATGAACCATTTAACATTAGATGCATGAGGTTCACACGAACAAATCATGTCTTTAATGTTCTTCGTGTATGGAACGTATTCTTCATCTAAGTCACAAATCCAAGTCTTGTCTTTACCTGCAGCATTTGCAGTACCTGCTGCACTTGCAATCATAGTAAATGGACTATTAAATGTTTGACCAGAACATGCCTGTTCCATAATGTGTTTTGCAGTATTGAACGCCATCTGCTGATAATTACGTTTATTCAAACGAATATAAGCTCTAACGTTGAATGTATCGCACAGCTTTTTAATTTCATCACGCTTTCTGTCAAAATATTCGATAGAAGGAATGAAATAGTCCTTAATAGAACGAGAATGCATGTTTCCATGATAGTTTGGATCAGGAACGCCATTCGTCATTGGATCGTCAGATTGACGACGAAGTAATTGCACGTAATAACAATCTCCGTCTTTCCAATCTAATTGTTTATCAAGCATCCAATCTCTGATTAAATCAAAATTATCTACCATTGCCTGTACTCCATTGTTAAATTTTTTCTTTAATTTTGCTACCTACGATTTCTAAGTCAGATTGATGTGCTGCATATTCATCATAACCACCATGATAGCCATGTCAAAACGCTGGACCTTCTACTCACTTACCATTTTCATCTTGATGTTCGTCACTATCTGTAAATGGATGAGACCAAATAGCAAAACCTACATGATGGTTTATAGATGGATCATCTTTCCAGAGTTTATCTGTAATATAATCCCAAATTTTATCAGCAATGTTATCTAAAAAGTTCAGCAATTTCATATTAGTAATCGATATTTTCAGTGTAACCGTTTAATAGTTTAGTTCTGACTTCATCAAGAACTTTACCAAGCCAGTTTGTACCTTTCCACTGCGATTCATCATCTGCGCGTGAATCAGCTTCGCCAAGCTTAATTCCCCAAATGCCATCATAAGGAGATGCTTCAACGAACTTCTTTCCTTCAAGCTCAGGAGCAGTAATCTTGTCAAACAAGATTTTGTTCTGACTGTACTTAGCCAAACAAGCCTTGAGCATTACATCGTAAGAAACCTTACTCCATTCTGCTTCATCAAAACCCTTAACTTGTCTTCCAAGTTTCTTTGCTCTGTGAGAATCTGCTTCTTTAAAGTTCAAATCAAGAATTTTCTGCATGATGTCGTAGTCTTTAAAATGATATGCTTTATGCCACATAAAGCATTGTTCAGAACTAAAGAACTTACGTTTTACGCCATCAGCGCATGTAACTTCCATAGGTGCCCAAGCAAAATTACTTGGCCAATCACCCCAAAATAAAATATGTTTTTCAGTTATCGTCATATTCGTTTACCACGTTAATGTTATCTAAAATTGTTTTATAATCTTTTTCTGTAATAGAATACCAAGAGTCATCTTGCAGTCTAATACCTGTATGTTCAGGAGTTATTGTCTTTAAATAACACAAGTTTATTAGCATTCCATTTGAAAGTATAATAAAATTTTCTAACTTCATAAACAGTTTCTCACAAAAAATTATTCGAATTTGTTAATCAAACTTTTGTCTGGTGGTAACTTAAATCTTCCATGTTTAGTAGCATTTGACAATTTTGCAAAGTATGGAATATATCTTCTAAATTTCTTTCTTAAATCTAACACGTTTTTAACATAACCGAAATACGCTTATGTTAGGATAATTAGACGAGTGATATTCATTCCATAACTGTCTCATTTGTATCTGCATAGTATCATGTATTACACGCGCTTTAATACTACTACACTGTCCATTTAATGCATTTCTACCATCAATATAACGATCAGATGGTTTTTCTTTGGCGCATACACGTTCACCTGTATCTATATTAGTATACCAATGTAAACCAAACATTCCATTATCTTCACCGAAAAATTTATTTGTTTCACTTACGTGTTGCGCAAATTCAGATCTTAATTTTTCATAAGCTCTTGAATTGATATAACGTGTTGCACATGTAGTAGGTTGTCTTTTCATGCTCCAAAATGCATATAGCATTTTCTTGCGTTCTTCAGTTCCTTTATCGTACATTTTAACAAGCAACCAATGACAAACAAAATGTTCTCTCGCAGTCAGTTTGACAATATTCTCTTTATCATCAGTTCCGCCAAGTGAACGCGGTTTAATATGATGCATCTCATAATAACCGCGTTATACGATTAACTTCATCTAGTTTTGCATTAGAAATAATATTGTAATAATTTGCAGTATAGTTCATGTGATATTAAGCGCCACACCGGATTCGAACCGGCGCCTGAAACATCGGAAGGGTTCTGTGCTACCACTACACCAATGGCGCGAAAAAAGCACTACACTTTCAAAGTGCGTGCTTTATAGAACACCTTAAGCTTGTCCAATTCTCTAAGTACAACTTTCGAGATATCTGCCAAGTCAGCATTCAAATTAGCTGTCTTCTTCTGACATTCGACCAATTCTTTCTGAAGCTTATTCAAATCAAGCTTTCTAATAGAAGTAAGCTTTTGGTCCATCAAATATTCTGCTAATTCATTTGCAAGCTTTGCATTTGTAGTGTGCAAAGTCTTGAGATAAGGAAGATTAGTCACAATATAGTTGACCGGATTATTATCTTCAAGAGCGTCTTTAATGACAGAAAGATTCTGTACTGCAGATTCCTTTGTCTTCAAACGATATTCTTTATCGATAGTAAGTTCAAGCTCACGCTTAGTCATCTTAGTTTCAATTTCTTTACGCCATTCAATCCAACTCGTCATAAGTTCGAGCATATTCGGAACAAGAATATCTACTTGAACATCCTTATCGAGTGTAGTCGACTTATTACGTTGAATTGCGTAAAAACAATAATTACAAGTCTTAATTAGCAACTTATGAATTTTCGATTCAAAGAAATCCTTATTCTTAATCAAGACTTCTAACTTCACCTTTTCAGACTTGTTAGCACAATCATTAACATAAACAATGTCACCAGTCTTTACAAATTCAAGCATCTTATTGATGAACGATTCTGGTGCAAAGTTTGGACAATAACCAGTAATAGTGAGTAACCACTTATTTCCTTCAGGAACTAGAGTGTATTCACATTCATACTTTAAAGAGCCTTCACCATTCTTATATAGTTCTGCAATTTCTGCAGTTGTTGAAAGAAGTTTGCCGCCATAAGCATAGTCAGGACCTTTGATGTATTTCAAAAGATCGTTAACTGTTGCAGCTGGACCCTTTTTGATAATCATCTTGAATGCTTCTACAATTTCTTCAAGATTATGAGCCGGAATATCGCACTTTAAACCAACTGCAATACCTGCACAATCTTTAACAAAGAAATTCGGGAATCTAGATGGAATTACAACAGGTTCCATCAAGTCACCACCATAGTTTGGAACTAAATCTGCGACCGGCATACATTCAAGACACTTCATACCAATTTCTGAAATTCTTGCTTCTGTATAACGTTCTGCAGCAGGACCATTATTGATGTCACCAAAGTTACCTTGTCCTTGAAGAACTGGATAGTCAGAATTTACAAGATTTACAAGCGAACCATAAGCTGAACTATGCGGGTGATATTTACCCATACAGTCACCGGTAATTCTTGCAGATTTAACAGTCTTTGAATCTGGATATGCTTTTAAATCTCTTGCAGTCCAAAGAATTCTACGTTGTGCCGGTTTAAATCCATCTCTAAAGTCTGCCAATACACGATCTTCAAGAATGTCAATACCATAATCATAGATGTTCTTACTCAAAAGATCATTGATATTAACATTAGAAATCTGTTCTACAATTTCTTCTTCTACTTTCTTCTTTACCATACTAGTCCTCAATACCCAAGAGTTGCTTACGATATTTTACATCGTCACCCATTGTTTTATCAAGCATATCTTCAGTATCATCAGTCCATTGAATTTGTTTAAGCTTTCTAGTTTTCTTATCAAGACAAAGTTCTGACAACTGTTCAGCTGTACATTCTCCCCATCCCTTAAGACGTAGAATGTCGTAATCTTTAATGCCAAGAGCTTTCATCTTTGTATCAACTTCAGCTCGAGTCATACCAAACTGTTTACCCTTTGCGCTATTTCCAATAAACAAAGGTGCATCAACTACATATACATGTCCATTCTTAATCAAATCTGGCATGTAAGTAACGAAGAATGAAAGCAACAGGTTTGCAATGTGCTGTCCATCAACATCAGCATCTGATAGAATAATTACCTTGCCAAAACGAAGTTTACTTTCGTCATAATCATCTTGCAATCCACATCCAAGTGCACTAATGATTGAACGAATTTCTTTATTTCCTTCATCCTTAGTTGCCTTTGAACCAAACAATGATTCTGCACTAGCCTTAGCTGCATTGATAATTTTACCACGAATTTTCAATGATGCCTGGAAAGAATCACGAGCTCTATTGAAATGACCACCTGCAGAATCACCTTCCACAATGAACATTTCAAGGTCTTTTGGATCTTTATACTTTCTTCTATCAGCATCCAAGAACTTATCAGAGATAAATCTTGCACCTGTATTCAATTGAGAAATTCCCTTTAACAATGCCTTAGATGCTTTCATCTTTTGCTTTTCAGCTAGCATCTTCGTTGCATACTGAACAATGTTATCGAGAATTGTTTTATTCTTCTTAAACCACTTTGTTAGAGCAGGTGTAACTGCTTCAATAACTTGAGTTTCAACAATTGTGTTGGTCAATTCATTCTTAGTCTGACCTTGATACTGTGGTTCTGCAACCTTACAATGAATTGCGCCAACCATGCCTTCAAGAATATCTTCATTCAAAATCTTTTCTTTTGAATTGCGCTTTACAATATCGAGAATAGTCTTCTTGAAACCATTAAGGTGTGTACCACCCAAGTTCGTATAACATACATTGACGTAAGACTTAAAGTCATAACCTTCATTCTTTGTGAAGTTCAATGCAACATCAATGTCATTATTTGAGAATGTAAAAATGTTTTCAGTTGTATCTTTAGATCTTGAAACAAGTTCACTCAAACCTTTTTCAGAATAGAACTCTTGTTCTGTTCCATCGATAATCAACTTGATATTCAACTTTGGACAGAGATACATGATGTCATGCAATTCTCGCTTAAGTCTATTAACATTCAATTTAATACTGTCAATGAAGATTTCACCATCAGGAAGCCATGTTACAATTGTACCAGTCTTCTTAATGTATTGCTTAAATTCTTCAGGAAGCTTTGTCTTTTCAACTTCAGAAGTTGGATTACCCTTTGCAAATGTCTGAGTATACCACTTTCTATCTTCACTGTTATTAGACCAAACTTGCAGCATGGTACTCAATGCGTTAACTGCACTTGCGC